TCATTGTTACCTTGTGTTTGATTTTGTATAAGCTTAAATCCTTATCTGCGCTAGGCAATGCACCAATTGGGTCAGCACTTGCCTCTACTTCTGCCCATTCTCCCCACCCTCCTCCGTTATACTGAGCGGAGGAATAAACTTTAGTTTCCGATGTTGCGGGGTCTGCATCTAATACCCATTCCAGCTTGGAGGAATGGTATTTACCCACGTATGCCAGGTCAATCTCATCTGATATAAAACTTCCACCAGCTTCATAATACATGGGTGTACTTGTACTGCCGAATAGCGCATCAATCAGTGCGCTGCCCGAATCTGTTTCATCAAATTTGAGCGTATCTTCATCTCCGACCACAAAGGTTTCATCTTTGAATATCGCTTCGTCCCAGCCTGGGAAACTCTCAATCGACAAGACGCCATCGGTTACAACTAATTCCCCGGTAATAGTTCCCAAAAAGGTAGTATCTGTTTTAACATATGGTATTCCATCGCTTGGATGCAGTATGTCAATACTATCTTCCAGTTTATTGTAATGCGCTCTCCAGTTACCTAATGCAATATCGCCGCCAATCGAGTGCGAGAGTATTTTCCCCCAGCCTAAACCTCCCCAACCCATTTTTACACCCCCTTTCTATCTAAGCACATATCTGAACGTACAAGTATCATTGACAATAGTATAATGTAAGACAGTGCCACTAATATAATCGCTAAACGCCTCTGAGTCTGCCACATATATTTTTTTAGCACTCGTTAATGCGCTCTCGTCAATCGCGAGAATTAACTCAGCAGGGCCATCATTGATAATACTGACGATATTAAAGCCGTCCGTTTCGATTGTCCTGTCTGTCGGATCTGCATCGGTTATTTTACCTGCCGCTACTATGGTGTTTCCGTTAATACTTATTGGAGTACCGGCAAGATCAAGTTTGCCGTCCTCTGCAACCTTCAATGGAACCTGCTTTCCACCAACAGTTTTGCCTGCAACTAAGTTTGACTTAGTTGCCGCATCTTCCCCATTTGTTGCTTCAACATTACTGTCAGATATTGTGACAGTAGCAGGTGCTGTCCCATTAATAATATTATTTATAAGATTCGCTGCACCACTACCCATCCCCGATGTTATAGGCAACCCCAATGCCGTTACGGTAATGCTTCCGGACCCAGCCGTAAATGCAGTAATCTCAGCTTTAAACTTTTTAATTCCAACTACATCAATGGTATATATTCCAGGTGTTGTAATAGAGTATGAGGAAGCTCCAGTTTTACCGTCTATTGCTAATCGTTCCACATAGTTTACATTATCGTTACTTACCTTTGGAACTATAGTCCCTGAAAAAGTTCCTGTTACTTGGAGAACTAGAGTTCCGCACATCCCCTTAAGATCAAGGATATTCCCATCCCTGGTTGCTTGCGCCGCCGAATGCAGGGCTTGTTCGCCGCTCCATTCTTTAGGCATTATATTAAGTAACATATTATTTTCACCCCCATATTTTAAAAAGAAGGGAGGGGTGCCAAGTGTGGTCAAATCCCTCCCCCTTTCTCTGTTTCATATATGCTTAGATTAAATTACTATATACTCAATATAAGCATAGCCAGCTAACCCAGCAGTAGCCCCGGAAGCCTTGGAGGCAGTAACCCACTTGCTGTTAGCCAATTTTTGTTTAGACTTCCCGTTAACGCCTTTATCAGTAATGTTATCAAATACACCTGCGGCATTTACATCCAATCCATTAATCAAATTATCGCTGGAAGTTGTCGCGCTTGTATCAGTTGTTCCCACATTAATAGTACAAGCGGCGGTAGCCTTTGTAGTTACATCTAAAACAATCCTTTGGATAATAATAGATGCGCCTTCGTTATTCTGCCAGGAAAACACCCCACCCCCAGTATTGACAGCCGCCAAAGGCACCTTAACAACTTTAACAACCCGGTCAACCGGCGTAATATCCACACCATTAATTCCAAATTTCCCGGTGTCAGCATCCCACTCAAAATTCTTTCCCTGAGCATTTCCAAAAGCTTTTAAATCATGTCCTTTACCTTCTTCTCCAAAATGTGAATACTTATAACCAAAATGCCTGTTATGAGCCACTATAATCATCTCCTACTTTAATTTTTTATTATCAGGGAACCGGAATAAAGTCTAGCCCTATCCCGATCCCCACATGGCTTAATCAATTACTCCATATTAAGATGGGTTACATCCATACACGAAATACGGAGTTTTCCACCCATATGAAAATCTCGCAACTACTTTGTACTTCGCTACCTCAGTGTCAAAGGTCTTCTCGTTGGCAAAGTCCGGTTTCCGGCGATCAAACCAGAGCAGATCCCGCTTCTTGCGTCCGGATGCTACCATAAACCAAGCATTGGGATCTGTCAGGAAGGGCCACTCAATAACTTTCAAGCTGCCATTAGACCAGACATTAACCCCATAATCACTTTGGAATGGCTCTTCCTTGGTTTCGGCAATAATCAACGCTGTTTTCCGAAGGGCAGTAGGTACAATCAAGGTATCAGGCAGCGCCAAAATTTCATTTCCCTTATCGTCAGTCCATTCCATCATCTTGGTCCGTACGTTTTCCACATTCTCTGCAGTAAGTTCATATGTCCCGGCATTGCTGAAGGTATTGGAACTGCCCGGAAGCTTAGGGTGGTCGATTGCACATAACGGCTTTTCATCCGCACCATAAACACTAGCCTTGAATGCATTATTGAATACGCTGGCCGCATGTTTCTGGTAAGTGAAATAAACAGAATCCGCCAAACTCAAGATTCTGCTCTTAATTTCACCGTACATATTATCGTCGTACAATTCCCGCTCAATTTTCTTACCTTTGGAAAACTTCTTATGGCGGAATGAGGGATTAAACCCTTTCTCGGTATCCTCGTAAGAAACACCAATAGAGTTATCCCATTCATCCATCGTCCCGGTACCGCCAACGCCTAAATACTCTTCAAATGCTCGCTGAGAACCCTCAACATTAAAAATCATTTTCCGATAATCCGGAAAGTTCTTATAATCACTCATTGCCTGAGTAAATATTCCCCTTAGCCCCGGCTCTAACGCCTCGGCCCAATTGTCGCTTAACATTGTCATACTAAATCACCTCCAAATAAATAAAACTCCTTCTTAGGAGTTAAATAAGTGTTTTCTGATTATTACGTCCATCCAAAGGTTCACGGGGTCGATCCGAAGGACCGCCAAAGGACCTGCTTCGCTGGCAACAGTCGCATTAGCATCAATGGTATTTTCATCCTTCAAGTCAACGCCAACGCTGCCCACATTAATTACATCACCGGCTGCTGTCGCCGCACCAAGCAGGATATACTTACTGGTGGTGTCAGGAGCTTCCGGAAACGGTTCTTCCACGGTCAAAGTATCGGAGGATCCGACATAATCTTTGACCGTGCGGATGCTGCCTGCAGCCTTGCCTTCATAAATGTAAAGCAATGCACCGTTCCAAACGTCATTAGTAGAAGTGGAAAGCGCCGTATCAATCAATGTGGTAGTGGTGCCGCCGGTTGCCGTACTGTCTAAATGGTCCGCAAAACTGCACCGGTAAATATTGAACGGGTTAATTAAAACCTTCCCCTTAGTGGTCTTGCCGGAAGGATTGGTGGTAGTGGTGAAGGTTTCCGCCATAACACCCAGCACATTGGTGGCATTGGCCGCCGCCGCCGCAACCTTCCCATTGGTCAAAACAACCATATCGCCCTTAGTGAACGCTGTATTGGGCGTTAATTCAAAGTCCATGCCCGCATCTTCCTGATGAAGCAAATTGCCAATATATTCGAACCCTTGAGTGGTTCTCTTAGCTGTGTAAGCCATAAATTAATCACCTCGTTTTTTTACTTCTTAATTTTTAATTCCCAAATGCCCATTACTTCTTTTTTAAATTTGCCAAATAAAGCTTTTCGGAAATTCCAAGATTCCGGCAGATCCTTCTTTGTTCCGGTGTCAGTTTCGGTGTCGTTGAAGCTCCTGGTTGGCTGTCCTTCTCCACGGCAAGTTTTTGCCGCTTTCCTATATTTTTCAGGGTTTTTTGCTCTACTGCTGATGTAACAGTATCCAGCAACTCCCCGGATGCAATCTTTTCTCCCAGCACATACTTTGTCGCTACCATAAAATCAACCCCAGCCATTCCGTTTTGGGCAAAAGTATCTATTTCCTTGATATACTTTGCAACCAGCGGATTCTTGGAAACCTGCTCCATCTTATCCTGCTGGTATTTAACAATCCTTTGCTGGGCCTGCCAGGATTCTTGGCTTTGCTTCGATGCCTGCTCGGCCTGCATGATCCGTACTTGGTTGTCCACGTCTTTTTTGGCCAAGATTGCTGCTGTTTCGTCATCCAATCCCAACTTATCAGCGTAAAACTTGGTCTGGGCGGCAAGTTCGCTATTGTACCACTGGTTGAATTGCTGCTGTTGTTGAGCCTGCTGCTGTTTCTGCTGTTCCTGGGTTTCCCTGACCCGCCGGTCCCGTTCTAACCGGTCTGATATAATCCGGTCAAGTTCTTCTTGTGACATCGTAACCATCTTTGGTCCAGGAGATTTTTGAGTCTGCTGGGTCTGTGCCAGCGGCTGCTTATCTTTCCCTATTTCGTCACCTGCTCCATCGTCTTGGCCGTCCTCTAAATCTTTATCTGTATCATCTGCGAAATCATCTGAGGCGTCCTCTTCCAAATCTTCTGTCGCATCACCCGCATCATCTAAATCAGCGCCCATATCATCATCCGGTAAATTAGGATCATCGTCAAATGTACCATCGAGAAATCCGCTACCGCCGCCAGTGCCGCCCTTATCTGCTTCAAACAAAGGCACCGCAAAACCACTATTTAATCTGCCTAATCCAAAAAAACCGCTTAATCCAAACATTTTACTCCTTTCATCCGTGTTTAAAGCCCCGTCAGGCTGTTAATTTCCTTGCAGCTTTTTGAATGTCATCAGCACGTTTTGGACATATAAAAAGGAACGGTTTCCCGTTCCTTTAAATCAAATATTAAAATACTGCAAAATACTGCATCACCCAACATAGATTACGCCATTCTCCGTTGATTCTCCCCTCCTTGCTCCTGCGGCATAGCAGCCGGCATTCCGGACATATCCACATGCTGCGCCCCAATCTGCAATAATCCCGCCATTTCCATCACAAAATCCTCCGGCGAAAGGGTTTTCATATACTGCTGCAATTCCGGCGGCAGTACCCCCAGCATGTCGCCAATCCTTGGCTGATTCATCCGGTCTATTTCTTTTATAATCTCTTCTATGGGCGGGAATTTACCAGTATCCAGTACTTGCAGGAATATCTTTGGCGGCAATATCCCGGCAGTCAATAGTTCTTTTGCCACTTCAATATAATAGAACCTGTCGGAAGGCGTTACGCTGCTAGTTTTGCAGTAGCAGTCAAACTCCGGGAAATAAATCTCATAATTCTCTATTTGAAGCTCACTGGCCATGGCCGCATATTCTTCTTCGCTGATCATCCCCGCCTCATACTGCTGCTTCAATTGTTTAATCATCCCCATGGTCGGGATCTGTTCCTCTGCTTGGGCGTAAGGAACAACTGTCCCGGTGGTGGTGTCGTAAACTTTTAGCATATTTTCCGGATTATATTCGCCATATTGATAACCGTTACTATTACTATTAGGATTAGCGTTATTATTTTTGTTTTTGTCTTTACCCATAATCCGGAATTTCCGCCGCTCAGTATAAAACTTCTCAATCAGCCGGTTTACATACATGCCACCCTCTTCATAAGAGCTTTCAATGGCTTTTTCCTTAATCCGGAGTCTCACCTGAGCACGGGCAGACAGTTCGGCAATGGCCTTGAATGCCGTAATGCTCCCCGGCGTCCTCCCTTGGGATATATCAAACCGCCCGATAATGGATTCCATCACGGACCGGTTCCGGTCCATTTCTGTCAGTAGAGTGCTGGGGATATTCTTGGAATACTCCCGCTTTATCCCGTTTATGTTCTGTACTTCAAACCACATGCCCGGCAGGGTGCCTTTTGTCTGAACAATTCGCTTCTGCTTCGGCGAGAGTGCGCTTTGGTCATAATATGTCTGCCCTACAGCCTGGTGCATATGTCCTTCAATGATAATTTCCGCCGTTTTGTTCCGGATTATCTGCGGATTCTTCAGGAAATACGCTTCGCCGTATCCCCAAATGGAATTCTCCCTGGGATAGCATTGGCGCACAATAAAAGGAAACTTAGTCGTTTCCTCCGGGTCGAAATATATATAATTGGTGTGCTTCAGGTAAATTTGCTGATTTTCTCCGGCCCACCATATTACATGGAGGCCATAACCAGTTTGGTCGCTCTCGTCGGGAATTAACGGTTCCCCCACATACCATGTTTCAATCACAGGAAGCTGATCTTCCTTGTAAGCCGAATCGTCAAACCCTTCCGCATCTGTTTGCATATCCAGCAGCATATCGTCAGTTTCGTCCATGGTTTCTTCTTGGAGCTGGTCGGCAAGATGCGGGTATTTCTGCTGTAATTCCTCCAGGGTACGCCAGACCCTTTTATGGCACCGGTTTCCCTCGTTAATATCTTCCTTGCACCGGGCATCGGGTATCAGCATCAGTGGGTGTAGAGCTTTCCAGCGAATGTCGCCCTCCCACCGGTTGGGACCTCTCCCACCCCGCCAGTCAGGGTCCCAATAAATGTGCCAAATTCCAGTCCCGTACAGGAAAAACCACCGGAGATATTTGATTCTCTCCATATCTAAGGTATTTTTATAAAATATGAATTCTTTCAAATCAGTCATAATTTTTGCTTGGTCATCATCTCCCTGCTCTACAGGGAAATCTATGAGTTCTATGTCTTCGGTAAATTCTGAAGCTGTGCCTTCAATTAAGGCAAATGTTATATTCTCAACGGAATTAGGCCGGTTCCGCTGCTGCTCCTCGGTCCGGAGTGGGTTTCCAGTAGGATCAAAAAGATCCCAGTGTTTTGAAGAGTATAGTTTGTACATTTCCTTCATTTCATCCACATAGAACTGTTTGGCGTTTTTGTCTTTTTCGTACCATTCGGAACATTTACGAATGGCTTTTAGGATTACTTCTTGGGACGCCTCTGATTCTTCTTGAGTGGATAAATTTAATTCTGTCGATTCTATTTCCATGGTGTCTTGATATTGTACTTCTTCCATTAGGCTCACCGCCTTTATTCGCTATATCTATCTAAATTTGATAAAATCATTTGATCTATTATGTCTGCTTGGAGATGCCCCAGGGCTTCATTCCTGGTTGCCCAGTCTGCATTTAAGTATCCGGTTACCCAATACCCTTCTTTATTCTTAGCGGCAATGATAATTGTTTCTGCTTCCATCTCTTTGATTGTTTCAATCGTGTCAAGCATAAATTCTTCCGGAGTATCTTCATTTTTGGGACTGGGGAAATGAATTATTTTAGCCATAGATCCTCCTATCACCTAACTGTGGCCCATAACTTATAGCCGCATCAGTTCCACTTCTTCCACATACACCTTGTCCCCTACTTTTCGGCCCATTACTTTCATGTAGAAGGGTTTGTTCTCTTTGACGTAACCAATATCGCGGGAACAACAGGATAGTGGAATGGCGGGGCGGGGGTCAATTATGCTTATGTCACCTTCGACCGCGATAACCATTGACTCTGTAGTTGTTCCGCTTATATCTGCCGTTTCCGCTGTTATTTGGTCCACTTCTTTCTTAAATTGTTGTTCTAATTGCATTCCTATTCCGGTTAATTCCTTCTCAATTAATTTCTTTTGTTCCTTCTCCTTCTCGGCATCCATCTCCCGTTTGGCTATATTAATCGGATTTTTCGAACAGTACTTCTCATGCTGGTTTAATCCTTGATAGCCAATCTCTTTGCCGCAGAATTGGCAGGGAATCTTATTGGAGGGGGATGGATTTGAGTTGGATGTTGAGTTAGATGTTGAGTTGGTTTCTTGATTTGTTTCCTGTTGATTTATTTCCTGCTTTATTTCTGGTTGATATTCTTCTCCCTCAATTTCTTTCCTGGCTTCTTCCATTGCTTTCGCTAAAATTCTGTCATATTTGCTTGTGTTGCTTATATTTTTATTAGTATCCATCATCCGAAAAACCCCCGATTCTTCATTTCTTCCCGGTTCCGCTTCTCTATGGGCGTTTCTGCTTCCGGGTTGTCATCACTGTCGCCTTCCGGCCAGGGTGCGTCCTCTATAGAGGAGATTGGGGGAAGGTATGGTGAATAATAGCGATTCCTACCTTTTTTATCCTCGTTTTCTATGCTCTCGGCCGCTTCTGCCAGGACTGTAAGCGCAAATTCTGCTTCCCGCATGGCTGAAAGTAGATCATCTTTGGAGGAGGCGGATATGGCCGTTGATACTTTTAGCTGGCATAGTTCTATAGCTGATTTAATGCTCATTTAGGTTGACTCCCTTCGTTATTTTTTATTTTTTAAACTAGGTATTGTCTGCCGGTATGGTTCGCGGTACGGTTACCGGCTAATACCCGATTGACACCATGTCTATTCCCTTACATATTCCATGGCCGGGACCGCGGAATATTCCGCTACATCGTGGGTGTACAAGGTGAAATCTCTATACTGCTGAATTATACAGGTTTAACAAAGCAGGGTTCCCGCTACAGTTACAACATGCAACAGATAGCAGACGGCAGCAGCAGGTTTGCGCGGCTTGCGGGCGGATCTTTTTCTTGCCTGGTTCCCAACGACTGCCCGCTTAACCCGCTTAAAAAGTAAACTCCCCCTTGGGGAACGCCGGGTGCCAGGTATTTTCCCGGCTGTCCCGGCCTTGGTAAGGGGGGAATTATAATAAATAAAGCCTTTGAACGATAAAGCGATCATATCCCGAAGAATCCCGCCGCTTCCCCTAAGTCGACGTCCTCGTCATAATCGCTTTCAAAATCAAAATCCCGTCCTGCTTTGTTTCCGCTTCCCGTTCCGGCCAAGAAAGAATTAATATCTCCGCCACTTGCGTACATAAACCGCTTCAACGCCTGGGAAAATTGGTCCACAAGGTCATCATGTATGTCATTTGGAAACTTGGCGCACTGCTCAATAAAAGTATTTACCCAGGGGTGAATCATCGGGTGCGGCAAATAAACATTCCCTGATTCCACTATCGGCTGCACGGCTGATGCTCTGGCGACCTTGCTTCCTTCCGGTTCAACTGGAATAATACCGCCTATTTTATGCTTGAGCATGGAAATTACTGCTGGGCCATTGGCTTTGTCCTCTACAAGCTTTGTTAATGCTTCCGGCCACTTTTGGGTTAAGGTCAGAAAAGCTTTGATCGTGGCCACAAAATCCATTCGCTCATATACTTGGTCCAGGTAAAAAATGTCGGCATGCCTTGATGCCCACACACCGCCGGCCACCAGATCCGTGCCGTCACTGTCCTTAAACGTCATATCCCATGATTGAAGCATCATATCAAATTCGGCTGGCAGGTCTATTGCCGAGATGTTTACCAGTTCGCCGTTTTGATTTTTGACCGTTACTGGAGGCAAATCCATCCCTTTTGGCTTCCAATATTTCCACCAGTACCGCTTAAAAAGCACACCTTCCACGGATGACGGCCTGCCTTGGAAGAGTGCGAGCCATGCTCTAACGCCTCCGGAATTCATATCTTTAATGTAACTATCCTTAAATTCTCGGAGCCAGGCATCTCCTTTGCCTATTTCCGGGAAAAGGGCCTCACCTAATTTACGGCCTAATGGGTCATCTTCTTCCGCTTCGCATGGCAGGTTTATTATTTGGACGTGTTTCTCGTTGGCAATTATCCGGCCTGCCAGGTCATCTTCATGCCACCGGGTCATGATCAGTATTACTTTTGCCCCTGCTGCTAGACGGGTTTTAAATGAGTTCTGCCACTCATCCCAAATCCGGTTCCGATAGGTTTCTGATTCCGCTTCCTGGCGGTTTTTTATGGGGTCGTCAATTAGTATGAGGTTTGCCGGCCGCCCGGTGACGCCCGACATGACGCCACGGCTGATCATGCCGCCAGAAGTACCTTTGATTTCAAATTCGGTGTCGCTGTTGGGTTTTTTTGCAAGCTGGATGTTAAATAATTCCTTGCCGTATTGCTCAATTTTTGCCTTGTTTCGGCGGCCAAAGAGCTGGGCAAAATCTTCATTGTAGCTGATTTCTATAACCCTTTTGTGCGGCCACTTGCCCAGGTACCAACTTGGCAAAGCCTCTGTGGTACTCATGCTTTTGCCGTGCTGTGGCGGCATCTGGAGGATCAGAATATCATACGGATGCCCGGTGTCAGCCTCGATAAATTTCTGGATCTTATCGCACAGGTAAAGCAGGTGCCGGGCGGGGATCCAGCGGTCCTCATTGACGTACTCCACATAATCAGAGTATATTTTCTTGGCCAGTTCCGCTTTCCGGAGCCGCTGACGACGACGTTTTTCCATAAGGAGGAGTAGGAGTTCCTCTTTCTCTTTGCGGGAAA